GGCTTTGGATAAATCACTAACTATTTTTTGAAGCTGTTCAAGTATCATTTGCATGACTCCTTTATTTTTTTCTAGTTACGTTTTGTGGCTTAGGAGATTTCTTGCCCAATTCTAACCACTTTTTAATGGCATCATCGACTTTTCTTTCTCCCTCTTCACGGGAATGCACGACATCTTTAAGACCACCAATTTTGTAAAACTGATGAGCTTGCACAATTGTACGAACTCTAGACACGTTCTGTACCATTATATCTGCTTCTCCGTCTTTTGTTAACGATAAAGAATCACCAGTTACTTTTTTATATTCTTTAGTAAGATATTTTTTAATGTCGTTAAGCATGCTTTCAATATCAGATTCAAAACTTTTATCATGAACATCTTTTAACTTCATTTCGGCATGATAATGTATACATAGCCTATTGCCATCAAGCTTTACCTTAAAAGCGTCTGAGACGCGAGTATCGAGAATTGGATCTCCTTCTTCTCTTTTTAAGCCAATCTTTCGCTCTTCTCCGTCATATGAATAGCGCTCATCGTGTGCGCCATCATAAGAATTAGCAATTGCTTGCGAAATACCTCTAAAAAGTTCTAATCTATCTGCCATTTGTTAATCCCTTCGGCCTCCAACCTGATTTCCAGCGTTCTTCTTTTCCTTCAACATGTTTGTCGTAGCACAAAAAGCAACATTGAAATTTGTTCATATATAAATCATCTCTGCTGTCAAAAGAATAAACATCACAAACCGGACATTTTCTTGTTGACTCTCTATTAAATAGTTTTTTAGAAATTAAAACACCGTTTATTTCCACCTTTTCCTCTTGGGCAGAATGAAGCCTTTCTTTCACTAAAGCTTCTTCCAGTTGTTTTCTATATTCTTCTTCTTTTTCGTCATCCCAATACTTTTTTGGGTTTACAACTGCCTCTTCACCATATTTCTTTTTTACGGCTTTTTCTAATCCGGCAACAAAAGTTAGATCTCTTTTCATTTTTGTTTGGGGGGCATCGGACTGTAAATATCCTGATTGCTTTGTACATGATCGACCATTTCTTGCGCTTCGGCGCCGACTCCGTATGCTTCCAGCACCGGTAGTAGCGCCTTTAAAAATGCAGATGGCATCATAGTATTACCAACTCCAGCGTCACTCATAGAACTCAGTAAAGCGCTGTTAAGCTCGTTCATCCAAAAATCTTGCATGGCTTCTTCATCATCAGTTGGGGCGTCTGAGTCTAGATCTCCTCCGCGTCTTGGGCCGGGTGCTGAGCCCATGTGCGGAATACCTCTTCGTCGAGCAATATTTTTAATATATGTAGGAATTTCATCGAGCCTATTTTGCTGAGCTTCTATTCCCTGTAGTTCTTCTAAAATTATTTGCTTTAATCTGCCTTTAGTTATATTCATTGCCTATCCCCCAAAACTTTTGCTATGCCGCGTTGAACTCTTAGTTTCATGCTTTCGTCAAATTGGCCCTTGCTATCTTTTACAAATTCATCAAGTGCATTTCTAATCTTCGTATAAAACATTTCTTTATGATAGTCATACATTTTTTCATCTTGGCTTCTTTTATGAACAGGTGCGCGCGGATCGTCGGACAACATTTCACTCAACTCTTCGCTGATCATCTGCTTCAATTTACCTTTTGTTATTTTCATTGTTGTATCTCCTGTGTTGCCCAAAGAACGCCTATTGTTAGTCCGATACCGGAAACGACGCCTCCAGCTAACCACCAATGGTTATTTCTATTTGGCCGTTCAAGGGCCATGTCTCTATAAGTATCAATTTCTTCCTGTTTAATATCCATTAAAAGACTGTGCCTTTCTTGTAAGCTGTCATAACTAGCTTGTAAAATATCTAACTGTAATTGATATTCTGCGCCGGTACGGTCTTTTTCAAACTGTACGCGCAAATCGCACTCATCCATAGCAAACTGACTATCAACTATTAATTCAGACACAGCGGCTGGATTAAACAAAGTCCCGGCAAAGGGTGCTGGCTCATTAATGTCCAAATTAGTAAATTGCGGATCTTCTGCATAAGCAGGGGACGCTGTTAAGCATGCAAAGATTAATAATATCTTAGTCCACATAAGTAAAACCAAACTCCTTTTGAAGCAATTCATCAATTGCCTGTGGATCTTCCTCGTGCATCTTCATTAATTCTGTAAATCTCGCTCGTTTCTCATAAGAAAGTTCTTCTTCAGCTTTCTCATATTTTTCTTCCAAAGTACGCAAAGCCTCGTTGTGTTTTCTTATTGCTTCGCTTCTCTTTTCAATTTCTTCTTGGTGGGTTCTATCAATAACATCTCTTTCAGCCTTATAGCTTTCTATTGTTTGCTCAAGAACTTTTTTATAATTGCGCACATTTCCGCGAGCAATCAAATATATAACTAAAGTCCAAACACCAATGGCTATAATTTTCCAATGATGCTTAGACCAAATCCATGCTTTTTTCATAGCAAATTTAAATGCTAACCACGTCATATTATTCCCCGTGTTTGTATGCCTTCATAGCATCGATGGCGCCCTGAGTACCAATGTAGACCATTGCAATCATTCCCCAGGTTTCTGATGCCAAATCCGCCCAAAGCATAAGCCCTGTTGCTGTCAAAAATGTAAATAATTTACGAGAGATCAATCTCTCCATTACTTTGTCTAGTAAGCCTTTCTTCATTATCTATACCTCCAAAAGTATACTATAATTAGTCCTTTTGTGAAGGTATTGCATAACAAAATTTAACATTCTCGATTTTGTTGAAGTATTTTTTGTATTTCTCGTATTCTGAACCTTTGATTGCAAAAGCCAAATCTTCAAGCGCATGCACATATCTTAAAAACTTATGTATATCATCCATCTTAACATGGGTTGTTAATTTGGCTTCAATATTTTCTAAAGATAATCTTAGTGGATTTCCATCATATGGTAAAATAATATATTTTTTAGATGTTGACATGAGCATAACCGTGTTTTTTCTCTACATTAATAACTATGTCGGCCACATCTTTTAATGTGTCCATATGTGAAATTAATAGCACGGTTTTGTAATAATTCTTGATCATTTCCATAATTCTGACAAATCCTTCCATATTATCTGCGTCTAACGCTGTCCCAGGCTCGTCTAAAATGAATATATCACTCTTGGGTAAACTAGAAACAGATAATAAAGACAGACGAATTGCCATTGCTGCAATTGTCTTTTCTGCTCCAGATCCCATTTCAAGCGGTCGTGGCTCATGCTTAGGATGTTTAATAAAAATATTTAGCTTTTTGCCATCGTCTTCGAAGAATGCCTCAAAGTTAACAATATTTGCTAGAACTTTTGCAATTTCTTCATTAACTACAGGTAGCTTTTTCTTAATAATGTCGTAAGAGATACCTCCTGTGTGCATGCACCGCATAAACAAATCATAAGCAGAATACTCTTCTCTAAGCTCTTCCAACTCATCTTTTTGTTCTTCAAGGTTTTGTAGTTTTTGCTCTGCGGATCCTTGTGCCATGTATAGGTCTTTTAGTTCCTCCTGGCACATGTCATACGAATCTTTATAATCTATTAAGCGCTTTTCAACGTTAATTTTTTGTTGTAAAAACGTTTCTAAATTTTCAATAGCTTCTTTATTGTCATCATATGATTGTCTCAGACGCTTTAACTGTCCAACCTCATTTTTAATTTTTTCAATTGAAGTCTTGTTTCTTTCAATTTGTAAATTTAAATCTGCAATTTGTGTTGAGACTGCGATCTTTTTGTCTACAATTTGTTGATATTTGTTTATATTTTCGTCAATTTTGTTTGGCTCTAAATCTTCAATTTGAGAAGATATAGTTTTTGTTTTATCTTGATGTTGTTTGCTTTCATCTTCTACAAGAGGCTTCTGGCTAACAGCAACGTGGGCGTCACGTATAAATTTGCAAGATGGGTATTGTGTTCCACACGGTATGCCATCGAGCAACTTCTCCTTTTTCAGTATGTTTTCGTATCTAGTCATTGCCTGCTTATAGAGCTTGTTTTGTTCATCGAAAATATTTTGTAAACTGTCTACTCGTTCTTTCTTTTGGTTTAAAGTTTCAATATCAAAATCATCAATAAACTTTGTTATCTTTTTATATAAATCTTCCTTCACAGTTCTATTAGCTTGTAATTCTTTATTTTTTGAGATAATAGAAATAACTTGATTTTCTTTCTTTTTTAGTTGCATCATAACATTTGCAATATCAATTATCTCAGCAGGTATTGAATCAATTTTAGTAACAATCTCATCTAAAATATCATTATTAGACGCAATCTTTTTCTCAAAGCTAACACATTCCTTTTTATGCCTTTTTATCTCTTTTTCGCTGCTTTCTAGCTGCTCTGCGGCCTCTGTGATGTCTTCTTCGAAGTTTCTGCCCTCTAAGCGCTTAAGAGCGCCACGGAGGTCTGTAGCGTCATCCTTGGCCATTTTAAACTTCTTGTCAAATATCTCAAGATCTAAAAATTTAGCTAGAATTTCCTTACGCTTAGTTGACCCCTCTTTAATAAAAGACAAAGAGTCAAGCTGTGATGCCATTGAGGTTAACAAGAAGTCATCTAGCGTTCCAAACATTTTACGAATGTTTTTGTCAGTCTCGTTTCTTGTTAAACCATTGTGGTTTCTTACTTCCCCAATGATCTTGTTTTCACTTGTAAATTCTAAGTCTGTTTTTGCTTCTTGTGTTGTCTCACCTTTAAGCTTTTTAGTATACTTTTCAGATGTTCTCTCGACTTGATATTCTTCGTCTCCGATTTTAATTCGTAATCTTCCTCGCCCCACATCGCGATTTTGGTTAATAATATTAAGATTTTTACGTTCATTTTTTGAGGTAGAATTGAACAAGGTATACAATACACTATCAATGATAGAAGATTTACCAGAATAATTTTTGCCAAAGATACCAACAATTCCATTTAACTTATCGAAATCAATTCGATTCCCCTTACCGTAGTTAAATAGGTTGTCCCACTCTATCGACTTTAATTTCCAATTAACATTTCTGGAAACTTCTTCGTCTTCTTCGACAATCTTGTTGTACTTTTTGTTCAAGTCTAATACTTTTTGTACAATCTCCTCTTCTAACTCGTAATCTTTAAGATACTCACGAATTAGTTTTTCTTGCACTGCTAAATCTCGGAGATTCATCTTGATTAAGCTGTTTCCCATATTATCAACGTTATTACGTTCGCCCGCAGCACGATTTAAAAAC